TCACAATCTTCAGGAGATCAAGGAAACAGTGGCGGAAGTACTCAATCCTCAGGTGGAGGAGACACACCACCTCAATCATCATCTTCTCAAAGTAGTTCTTCAAGTTCGTCTAGTAACTCATCAAGTTCTTCATCCAATAGTTCAGATAGTAAATCATCAAGTTCATCGTCTTCATCTGATAGTAAATCATCATCCGATTCAAAATCTTCAGATAGTAAAAGTGATTCAAAATCTTCAGATAGTAAAAAATCCGATGAAAAGAAACAAGAACAACAAAAAAAGAAAGAAGAAGAAAAAAAGAAAAAGGAAGAAGAGAAAAAAAAGAAAAAAGAACAAAATGCTATGAACCCTCTATTGTTAGCTTCAGATTTGACAACAGTTCAAGGGAATGACAAAACTTATACAGCAGCTATGACAGTTGGTGTGAGTAAATCATCATTGATGGGAGACCAAAGTTGGAATGCAACATCAATGATTTATACAAATCTTAAACAATTTGTTGTGAGTGGTGGTTACACAAGAATGAATTTTGAAAACGGTAAATTAAGTAATATAAGCTCATATTCATCGTCATTCGCTTATTTAAATGGTAACTATATGAATTTATTAGGTTATACTTGGATAAAGCCAACTATGAAATATGGAACATATGGTTACAACGTGGGTTTGATTAATTTATTTTTAGCTAATGGTAATAGATTTGATTATAGTAGTTCAACATCATTAGTTGCATTTTGGACCAAGCCTTATCAATATAATAGGAGATTGACATTATCCCCTCAAATATTCACAATGTTCTCACCATTGGCTTGGAATAGCGTCACAGGTGAATCAACAGTTAATAGACAAATGGGATTTCTAATCGGTACTTCTGCCGATTATAAAATAAGCAAGAGATTCGGATTTAGTTTTAATTATAAATTACAAGGGAGCACCACACCAAAAACACAATATCTTTCCAACTTCTTAATTGGATCAAGAGTTGTATTATAAAAAAATCCCTGGTGTGAAAACATCAGGGATATGACAAAAAATAAATGTACCTCTCCAGATACAATTAAAGTATACTCATTTCTTTTTCATTAGTCAATTCTAAATAAAGATTTTTTATTTCCGCACATTTTTCATAATTTTCGATAGATTCAAAATATGGTAATATGTCTCTCATCAGAACTGAAACCTCTTTTCTGTTGAATTTAAATACAGTATCCCATTCCAAACCTTTGATTATGGCCGAAATATAAAGGGTCAAATCATTTTCAGTTGTGGTTCTAAATCCTTCAAACACATCGAACATTGCATTATATATTTTATTTTTATTAATATCATAAAAATCTGTAAAATCTTGATAGATTCCTTTGATATGTAATTTCTTGTATGCACTGATGGTTTTTCTTGTTTTTTTCATATGTTGGGTTTAAGTAATTTTATTGATTTGGTTTTTTCCATCTAGCTTCTCTTGCTTCGGAAGACATCTGAATATGTTCTTCTATTGTGTGTTCTATTTGAACTCTAATACAAGTTTGTGGTCTACCGCAATTCATCAAATAATTGTTTATGTATCCCATCATATTTGCACTACCTATAGGATTAGCAGAATGAACATAAATTTGTGGTAAAGGCACTTTTCTATTCATACTTTCAGCTACTAAAAATTTAGCAGCATCATATCCTGTTTTTTCTTTGTGAATATTATTATAATCTAAAGTATAATTTTCTTTTACATTATTATAGTATTCAGTCATAGCTTCGTCACCTAAATCATGATCTAAAGATATGACTTCAAAGTTTTCTAAACTTTTTAATTTTATTGTAGCAACAAAATCATCATAATTTCTAACTACAATCCATTCATCATTTTTTGGCGTTCTTACATCATCAAGGTATAATCTCATTTTTTCAATTTTCATCTTTTTTAAATGGTTTTTCGTATTTAGGTTTCATTATTTTCCAAATAATATGTTCGTATGGTTTTCTATCCCACATTGCAAATAAAATTGGTCTATAATATGGTTCAACATTACATCGTTCTAAATGTAATGCAAATTCTTTTTTAGTTGGTTCAGGATCAACATCGTTATATTTTCCATATCTAAAATAATCATGAATTTTACCACAATGTTCTCTGATATTATATTTAGCGTACTCAAATGAACTTATTTGTTGTTTAACCCACTTATAAAATTCATCAGGTACTCTATCTAAAAATTCATCCAATGGTTTTCCATCTTTCATTAGTTCCCAAATATCTTTAGAAGAAAAATTTGTTAAAATTTTATGGAGACGTTTATATTCTTCTCCTTTAATTTTCATACGGAAACCATTTTTGAAACGAATTACATAACCTTCTTTGTCTTTAGATATTTCTTCTTTAAGTAAATCGTAACTTTCACCCCAAGTTTTATATGTTGTAACAATTTCAAATCCATCAAGTTTTTCTAATTCGGTTTTACTAATCTCAACACCTGATTTAGTGTCAAATGCACCCAAAAGCACTAATCCTTCGTAATCTCCGTAATCTACAACTATTCTATTTTGTCCTCCCATAGTTATTATTTGTTTTGGTTATAGGTTTGGTTGTAGTATTTTTTACCTTTTCTTGTAGTTTGACCAATGGTCTTTATATATTCCTGACAATCTTCCCAACCTATTTTATGTGCTTCTATTATCTGCTCTTTTTCTTTTTCAAGTCCTTTATTAATTGAATTTCTAATTGACTTATTCATAGGCCAGTCAACTTTAATATATTTTCCAATATCATCAATTAATTCTTGCATTGCTGTTTTCATAGGTTATTTATTTTTACAATTTTCAAAATGCCATCGGTGCATTAAACCTTCACCGCCTTCTTTATTACAATATGGGCAAGTTACTTTTTTTCTTGGAACACCTTTTTTTAAGGATGGTATTCCTTTTTTATTTTCACTTATTTTTTTTCTTGTTTCATTGGATAAGGTTTTACCTAAATTAAGTTGAGACATCCTAATTCGTTTTTTATCTTTGGTTTCTTCAGTTTGATTTTTTCCGTAACTATTACCTATTAATTTTTTTCGTAGATTTTGTTTATGTTCTTCACTATGATAATGTTTTCCGGTGTTTATCTCACTAATTTTATTTCCAATTTCTTTTGCTTTATCTTTACCATATCGTTCAATAAATGTTTTACCTTTTAATAATTCACTTAATTTCTTTTTTGTTTCTTCACTACAAGGAATACCTTTTTTTGATTCCGATATTTTTTTTGCACGTTCTATTTTTTTCTCATCACTCATAATTTCCCATCTTTTTTTATGAGAGTTCGACATTTTATTTAAAACATCTTTTGTGAAAATTATTTCAGAACCTCTTGCATTATTATAGTACTTATTATTTCTTAAATCAATTTCTTTTAATAACCTTTGTTCAATTTGTAAGCACACCTCTTTTGTTCCTTCAGCTACGATTTTTCTTTCCCACTTCATTTTTGGATTGTTAAAATCATTCCAAAAATCTTGATTATGTGATGATGAAATATACCCATCATTTATATTTCCTTTATGATAACCAATATATGATTTACCATTAGTCAAATTATACCATTCATATACAAACGCCTCATAATTCATATCTGTTTCTTTATATATAAATATCAAATATAATTAAAAACAACACTATTTTATGGATAAATCTAATAAATAATTTCAAATAAATACGTATTATTTTTATTTAATTTATCTAACGGGTATTTTCCCAACAACTCTTTTCCTTTAATTGCTTGCGGTGATGTGAATGAACCACGAGTTGTCATTATCCACTCATTTTCATAATTAAAAAGAATACCTAATGATCCGTCCATCTTTTCATAGACAACATAATCTTCATTTGGAATATCTTCTGGTTTATGTTCTTCGTAATTAAAAAATTTGGGAAAACTTCGTGCTTTAATATTACCGTCAAAGTCAGTTACTAAACCACGGCACATCATTAACAATGGGGTCCAAAGTTTTTCATACTGCACAAGTGGCGAATAATTCCATATTATCAAAGGATACGTTGGGTGAAATTGTTTATGTAATAAACCTTTTTCATACATTTCATTAAGAATCCCGATATCTAATTTCTCATTTTCCATGTGTATATTGTTTTATATGGTATATCATATTCATTGGATAAAGTTATAACTTTTTCCCCACCTTTTAATTTTTCTATTATTATATCTTTTACGTTATAATATTTTTTATATTTTTTACCGTAATCATTATTATCAATAAATTTATTAAAATTATATAACTTATAATGATTAAAACAAATGTCATCATATAAATAAAAACCAAAATCTACAGCTTTTTTTCCATAAAATCTTAATTCATTAAGATTTTTACATTGTTTTACTTTTCTAATATTTCCTTTAATTGGTATTAAATTGTTTAAATCCTCAATAAATTCCTTTGTCCCAACTAAATTAATTGTTAAATAAAAAACACCATTACCATTATTGTATGTACCAATGGATCCATCACCATCAATATACCCTTGTAAAAAATACTTTAATTCGTTTTTATTTAATTTTGGTAATTTATATGTTAATGTTTTATTTGGTTTAATATTATATTGTTCTAATATTTTTACAATTTTTTTATCTGTTATAGTAATGGTATTGGAATTATTATATTTAGTAATTTTATGGTTTGATTTTATTTTGTTTAAAATATTTTTTAATAATTTAAACCCCTCTTCTCCACTTTGAGATAATGATATTGTTCTATCGTTTTTAACATTACCATCAGAAGCCATTAAACCTAAAAAATAAAAAAATTCCTTTTCTTTTTTTTCAAAAAAACTAAAATCATATGAATAGATTTGACTAATCTGACCATTTTTTTTTCTTGTATTTATCATAATAATAAATATCTTCAAAATTGAAAAAAAATAACATTAGTTTATTGTTTTGTGGATTCCGATGTTGTAAGTATGTTTCAACCAATTAAAGGACAAATATACTCCACATATTTTGTTCTTCCAAAAAGAAACGTGAGAATCGGGTTGACAAGTTTCAAAATATAAATAAACAAAAGGTAATGGATAAACTGCCCATTGGTTTCTATGTATGATTGAATGAAATTTCATTTTTGTATTTTTTTGTGGTATTGTTGTAAAATAAGATTTAATGAATTGACTCATTTCATAACTTAATTTCAAAACGCTCCTTCATTTTTAGGAGTTTATCTTCTGGTACATTATGAACGTTTTCGCTACCATGTCTATTTTCAACAATGACAGTATGAACACGATAATTGTATCTTTCGGCCAATTCAAAATATTCTTTCATTTCCCATTCTTGAGTGAATGTATTTGCAATAACAATCCTTTTTATTCCTTGCCTCATTTTTTCATAACATCTAAATTGGCAATTGTTATGTGCTACTTTTAACTTACTTGCATCGAAATTGTAATTCCCGTCATCATCAGTGAAAAAATCATCGGCAGATAAAATGTGTGATTTTGAATTTTGTGGGGTATCTAATATTATTTCAGCTAATGTTGATTTACCAGATCCAGGAATACCACGTAATAGAATTAAATCTCCTATAAATTCTTTTTCCATAAAAATTAATTTAAATAAAAAGGGCCAGTAAAACTGGCCCAATTTTTTACTTCACTTGTGCTTCAGCTTTAGCACCACCAGCGGTAGTATCTACTGTTACTTTTGCAGAATCAGTTTTTGTAGAATCTACTTTTGCAGCAGTTGAGTCAGTTTTTGTAGTTGCGGTAGACCCTGAACCACATGATACCAT